CTGTACATAGCCTCTATCCGGAGGAGTGGCGAGAAGATACTGGGGGATGCGAAACCGAGGATCCGTCTCTCGACGATTCACAAAGCAAAAGGTGGCGAGGCGGATAACGTCCTGCTACTGACAGAGACCACAAAGACCTGCGAGAAGAACGACCCGGATGACGAGGCGCGGGTGTTTTATGTCGGTGCCACTCGCGCCCGGCAGAACCTGCACGTCGTCGAGTCCGGCAAAGTGAGGTATGCGATATGAGCATCTCCAGAAAACAACTTAAAAAGGAACTAGAGCCGGGCCTGCGGATGCTTTTTGGCGAGGCTCTATGGGACAAAGAGCAGGAGAACGCAAATCTTTTTTGGGACGAGCAAAGAGAGAAAGAAAAAATGGGTAAAAACAGAGAGCACTTCCTGCGTGAGGCAGAAGAACTAATCAACGGTCCGAGGGCCGAGGACTACGGTCCGGCAGTTCTGAACCATGAACGCATCGCCGCGATTTGGAACGTGCTGCTTCGCTCAAAGCTGCTGAAACAGATCACGGCAACCGAGGTTACGGCGATGATGATCGGCCTGAAGCTGGCCCGCCTTGCCCAAGACATGCACAAGGACGATTCGTGGGTAGACATCATCGGGTACGCAGCACTCGGGGGAGAGATTTCGAACGATGGCGAAGACACACCAGTTTGACATATTTGATGCGGAAGAACTCAAACGCGTAGCAGCGTCAGGAGTTGAAGGCGCGTGGTCCCCACCATCTATCTTCCCTGATCTGACAAGATTCGACCGCATCGCCATCGATCTCGAGACTCGAGACCCGAACCTGACACGGCTCGGACCCGGCTGGTGTCGTAACGACGGATACGTCATTGGCTACGCTGTCGCGGCTGGGGATTTTGTGGGGTATTATCCCGTGCGTCATGAAGGCGGTGGGAATATCTCAGAGAAGAAGGTGGTCAACTGGCTGCAAAAACAGTTAGCCACGCCTAACATTGATAAGATTATGCATAACGCGCTGTACGATCTGGGCTGGCTACGCTGGGCTGGCATCGAAGTACAGGGTCGGGTGATCGATACAATGGTGGCGGCGCCGTTGCTCGACGAGAACCGCCGGTACTACAACCTGAACAGCCTTGCTGGTGAGTATCTCGGCGAGTGGAAGAACGAAAAGATGCTGCGCCGAGCAGCAGAATACTTCGGTGTGGATCCTAAGTCTGGCATGTGGCAACTGCCTAGTCAGTTTGTAGGCCCGTACGCGGAGCAGGATGCGGCAGTTACGTTGCGCCTGTGGGATCGCCTGGAACAGGAATTGCGTGAGGACGAGTGCACTGGCATCTTTGAACTGGAGTCGTCCCTTACTCCGCTGCTGCTGGACATGAAAGAGGTCGGCGTCCGTGTTGATATTGACCGTGCAGAGCAGGTCAGGAAAGAACTAAAGTCCCGCGAGAACGTACTACTTAAAGAAATAAAGGCAGAGACCGGCGTCCTTGTGGAGCCATGGGTTGCCACATCGATAGCAAAGGCGTTCGATTCGCTCGGGCTGACGTACGAAAGGACAGAAAAGTCTAATGCTCCCGCCTTTACAAAAGCATTTCTTGCGAATCACGAGCACCCTGTCGCGCAGAAGATTGTACGTCTTCGCGAGTTTAACAAAGCCAACACGACTTTTATCGAGACTATACTCGAGCATTCTCATAACGGGCGTATCCATTGTGATTTTCACCCTCTTCGTTCAGATGAAGGGGGCACAGTTACCGGACGATTTTCTTCGTCCAACCCGAATCTCCAGCAGATCCCGGCCAGAGATCCAGAAATAAAGAAGATGATTCGTGGTCTCTTTATACCAGAAGAGGGACACAAATGGGGATCTTTCGACTATGCCTCACAAGAGCCGAGGTGGCTGGCCCACTACTGCGCGTCCTTGAAGGATCCGCATCCGATGATCGCCGAGGTTGTTGCGGAGTATCAAGAAGGTAATGCCGACTTCCACCAGAAGGTGGCAGACCTTGCTGGGATCAGCCGCAAGGAAGCCAAGACCGTGAACCTCGGGATCATGTACGGCATGGGCAAGAAGAAGCTGGCCGGTGTCATGGACATCGAGGTGGACGAGGCAACCGAACTGCTGGGCAAGTACCACGACAAGGTGCCGTTCGTGAAAGGCATGGCGGATCTTGCCATGCGGCAGGCAGAAAAGAACGGATTCATCCGCACCGCTCTGGGACGCAAGTGCCGGTTCAATATGTGGGAGCCAAAGATGTTCGGCTACCACAAGCCCCTGCCACTCGAAGAAGCTGCCAAAGAATATGGCGGTCGTGGGGCAATCAGGCCGGCGTTTACATACAAGGCGCTGAACAAACTGATCCAAGGTTCAAGTGCCGACCAGACCAAGAAGGCAATGGCTGTGTGCTATTCAGAAGGATTTACACCAATCCTCACGGTGCATGATGAATTGTGTTTTAACGTGAACTCTGATGAACAAGCTGCGCGTATTAGTGAAATTATGTCAACTTGTGTGAAGGGACTGAAGGTTCCCTTCGATGTGGATACCGAGCTTGGCGACAACTGGGGAGAGGTAGGATGAATTTGAAATGTTTTGCCTGCGGCGGTGACGTGATCTGGGGTGGCGACCACGACACCGAGGACGACGAAGACTATTTCATCGTCTCAAACCTACACTGCAAGGACTGCGATGTGTTCTACCTTATGTATCACCCAACGCCGCCATCCGATGAGACAGACGTGACGCCCGATTCGGGGTCTGTTTAGCCCACTTCGAGTCCAACATCTGGCGGCTGGCCTCGCGCCAGTCCCTAGAATCGACCGCCGCCTTCATTTTTTTGAAGCCAGTAAGGCGTGGACGACCTAGTTGGAAGCACATGTTGGCAATGATCAATTGCGCCTCTTCTGGCAAGTCATTGAAATCACTGTACAAAAATTCGCAATCTCGTAGAGTTCGTTGGACATCGTCGTGGAATAGTTCATCGACGTGCTCCTGAGAGACCTCTGAGCCTACTTCGAAGCCGTAAAGCTCGTCATCTTCGGTAATCAGGTGGCCGATTCCCACGGTTGGGTAGCCGAGATGGTCCAAATAGATCTCGAGCTTGCATCCTTCGTCGGCGGCTAGTTCTTTTTGTAACTGTTCAAGGTTCATGGGATTCTCCTTACATACAAAGGTCTTCATAGCGGGTGGTGTGCAGCCGATGCTGACTCAGGTCAGCGGCGCGAACAGGACGCAACAGGTTACGCAGCCAGCGGATCATCACGGGTTCCTCGCTGCAATCGTCTGCGTTGCAGGATTGAGACCAGCCAGAGCCAGACGAGTCTGCGGCGTGGTTGTTGTGGGTACGGGGGCCACTGTCGCTGACGGAGGAGCAGCGGCAGAGGGAGAAAGTGCCCCCGTGTTCTGTTGCATTAATTGCTGTTGTGGCGTCAGTTGAATCCCGGAAAAAAGACCTCCGCCCGTTGGTGCCGCAGAAAGATCCGAGGACCGAGTTTCATCAGGCTCCTCCAGCGATCCGAGAGGAGTGCCTTTAAGATCAAAGCGAATGTCGTTCAGTTCGAACATCGGAAGATCATTTCCGTTCTCTCGGACTTCTCGCCTTGTTTCTCGGCTTATGGTCATCGGCACAAACTCACCCTTCATAAGCTCACGCACATTTCCTATCTTATACTTTTTCAAAGATCTTCGGATGTCTGCGTCATCCATGCCCAGCGCCCGCATGTCTTTGACAGTCTGGTACATCTTACTCTGCACTCGGAACAGAGCTTCGTTTGCGTTTTGATAAGCGTTTATTGCTTCTTCATCTGTTAAGGGACCGCGAGTCTTGACCGCAGTGTTAAAGTTCTGCCGTGCGCCAGTGATGTTGCCGGAGTAATCAAACGAGGAATACATAACGATGTTGTCTGGCTTCACTTCGATTTCAGATAACCCCGAGATAGCGCGAAGAAATTCTGTCGCAGCAAAACGCTCGTTGCCAGCGGGGTCTGCCTCACTACTGGTCATGCCACGGAAGAATCGACCTAGTTCAACGCCCGGCATCTGAGTTGTTTTCTTCTGCGCCTTCAAATCAACAGGAGACATGCCCGGGTTAAACGCATCGAGAATGTGGACTAAACTCTTGTACCCCTTGGTTCCAACCTCGTCCACGTCACGGAAAACTTTGGCCCCGGTTTTTGTCTGTCCACCACGCAGCGTTGTGTCGATGATCTTTTCGGTAATAATGGACTCGCCTGCAAACGGCTCGAATATTTCCGTTACAGCTTCCATTGTTGCGTCCAGAGCTATCTTGCCTGGATCCTTACCGAGATCCTGCCCATCTATGACAGCGTTGAAGATACCTTGGATCGGTCTCTGCAAATAATCGTATGGATTCGTATAGCTGAAGTCCATGTAGCCTGTGAGGTTGCCGTCATCATCGACGCTCGTAGGAATTAAGCGACTGTTGCGAGACCATTCGGGACCGCTACGACGAACGGCGTTTAGCTGATCCTCATCAACACCTGTCAGCATCATCGCCGTCTGTTGGATTGCTACAGGCGCTGCCATAGTTGTAAATGTAAGACCTGTCAGTCGGCGCATGCCAATACGCTGTAGCTCGGGGGACTCACTGGCAAGTTCGGTAAGTGCTTGCTTTAGTGTGTTGCCGCTGGTGCGAATAATCTCTGCGGGGAAAGCAATGAAGTTACCGACGGGCAGCTTACGAATGTTCTTGATAAACTCTGGCACTCGTTCGTAGTTTGGAACAGTGTTTTTAACTATGTCTGCTGCGTATTGATCAAGTGGTCTACCAAGAGCTTCTTCAGCTTTCTTCACGCTACCGAACGCAGAGATTAGCTTGTTACGCTCGAACTCGAAATTGTAAATTTTCCAAACGTCGTCACCGCCCTGATACAATTCTCGGGCAAGACCTGTCCCCTTTTGTAGGAACGCGCCTCCCTTAGATCGAGTAAATATATTCCCGCCTTGTTTACCAACACGGACACCAGCAATAACTTCGTCAGCTTCTCGAGTGACACCAAGACCCTCTTGCATCAGACGGTCGATCTCTCGAATCTGTGCTTGGTTGCCGATGACGCCCAGCCGTTGCAGATTGGTGTAATACTCAACCTTATCGCCGCGCTTTGTGATGTTGTCAAAAACGGTGCTGAAAGACTCGAACAGGTTTGCACCACGCCCCACGTTGCCCTGTGCCAGTGCGAACAGAGAAGCAGATGTTACGTTACGAACCTGCGTAATTGGTGACAGTACGGTTTTGGAAAACTGAGTAGCACCCTTTCCACGTAAAAACCCAGAATACAGAGCGCGGGCAGTGTTAGCCATGATCCCGAGATCGCCACTAACCACACGAGTTAGATCGCGGTGAACACGATTTGACACAGCCATGCCCTGCGCCATGCCCCAGTAGTCTTCTTTCAGGACATTGTAGCTGGCTTGCAGTTCAGGAGGTAGCTGCTCAAACGCCTCTTTGCTCAAAATACCTTCGCCTGGACGATCTGCCTGCCTTGCCAGATACGAAAGGAAATCATCGGTTGCTGTGAACTCAGCCATGTCGGCGACTGTAGAGACAAACGCCTCCTCCGGATCCCGCACTTCACCAAGAAGACGACGGATGGTCTCATTGTTGACTGTTCGTGCTTTGAACATGTCCGTCTTCAGCTTATCAATGGCCGTGCGCGAAGTCACCGTGCCCGACTTAGGTGCATAGGCACTACGCTTTTGGGTGGCAGTCGCCAGAAACTTAGCGACCAAATCCTCGGCTGCGGACTCTTTGACGCGCATTGATTTGCCAACGCCAATAAAATCCTCTTCAGGCACAATCACAGGCAGATCATCTTCTGCTTTTTTCCCAGCGCCGTATACGCGCTTGTAAAACTTTTCGTACACCTTCGGGTTGTTCTTAAATAGTTTGACCGTATCAGCACGAGCCTGCCTGAACTCATCCGTTTTCTGAAAACCATCGTCTTCGAACAGCTTGTATTTACGGCGCAGATAAGACCCGATGTTGCTTCTGATCTGTGACAAAACTTCTTCTTTACCCTGCAAGAAGTCCGACTGCTCAATCTTGCGTGACAGACCGTCTACCTGCTTACGCATCTGTTTCGCTTGCGCTTTGACAAAATTAGGAAGAGCCTCTTCACCAACTTCTCCGGTCAGATAGCCGTAAAGATTGTTGTTGAGGTCGGCGCGAGTCATTGGTGTTTGTCCCACCATGACTTCTTCTACACCCTTGTAGGCTTGATCCAGATTTTTACGAAGCTGAGACAACGTGGTGTACGCCGCTGTAGCTTCCGCCTCTACCTTGCCACGAATTGTAGAGCGAACCTCGGCAACATCTTGAGGAAGATTGCCACGAAACCGGAAAACAGATGCGATGTTATCGATACGCTCGGGTGTTAGTAAATTACCAACAAACGGAGTTTTAGGAACTAACTCCGAGGCGGCTGTTGAAAGCGCAGTGCCAGCCTCAAGTGCCTTACGCGCGACAGGTGCAGCGACAGGTGCAGCAGCAGTCGCCGCGACTCGTCCTCCCATGCCGATGGCTTTCAGAGTTGGCTCGATTAATGCGGTTGCGCCAGCCGCTTCAAACCCAAACTTGAGCTTGTTGCCCATGCGGGCAAGCGCTGCCTCGCGACCTTCAAGCCCAATCAGGTCTGTTGTCTGTGTAGGTCCACCCTCAAAAAAGTCACCAATTGTGGTTGTGCCTTCAGTGGTAACAAGGGCATCGGTCACTCCGGCAGCGCCAGCCTGTGACGCAGCGCGTACTAACTTAGGTGCATTAGCTAAAATCTTCGCCTTACTAACAAGGCTGGCTGCGGTAAGGCCCGGAATTGCAAACTGTGTGATAACTTCGGCGATCTCACCTGCTGTGCCCTCGGGATCAATACCGCCGGCAGCACGAACACCATCAAAGAAAGTCGTTACATCTCGTGCGTAATCGGTGTCGGCAACCAGATCAACAGCCGAAGCACCGAGTTCCGCGACTCCTTGTGGAATGCCGATCAGACCAGAGACAATGCCTTCGCCAATCTCTTGAAAGGTTGACTCGTCTTTCTCCTGCGCCCCTGAAATGCCAAGGTCACGCTGTCGCTTCTGCTCTTCGGTAAGTTCAATACCGCCAAACAAAGACATTAGTTACTCTTTGGTGCTACGTAGTTTTCGATCACGTCGTACATTCTATTCAAGCCCGCAAGAACCTGTTCGCTGGTTACGGACTTGGCGTCTACGTTGTTTTCAGTAGCTATGTCACGGCGGATCTGATCCATGAAGTCTGGGTTTTTCTGCAAGTCTGCGATAAACGCCGCGCGGCTTGGAGCCTTTGCTGTGTTTCCTGTAACCCCAGCCATGATGACGCCAGCAATTTGCTCCGGCTTGAGGTACTTTTCGTAAAGCGCCTGAGTGCCGGTTGGAAGGCTGGCTGTAAAGTCTGCGAGGGTAAGTCTAAACGCTTGTTCATTCAGACCCTGTTTCACAGCAAAGTCTTGCGCTGCCACCAGTTTTTCAAGATCGAAGATACGGCCTTCTGCGGCTTGGTCTGCTTGGAATTGATGCGTTGCCATAAGCCGTTTGTATGCAGCTTCACGATCTTCTTCACGATCCAGACTCTGAATCTCTTGTAGCTTCAAGCGCAAAGTCCGATCTGCTTTGGCAATGTCAGCAGTCAATTCCCTACCAAGCGCGGCTTCGGCAGCGCGCCATTGTAGATCAACAGCCTTCATTGCTTCTTGAGATGCAATTTGTGTGTCTTGCATTGCACGTTGGAATGACTGGGCACCAAGACGTTCGGAGGTAGTATACTTCCGCTCTTCCTCTCTAGCGATCTCTGCTCCAACCTCGTTGACAGCTTGCAGCTTCAGTGCCCGTGACTGTTCAGCTTCCTTCTGAGAAAGCTCTCCGGACACTTCGCCAAACTCTTCTAGCTGCTGACCTGCACCTCTGGCGATGTTCGTCAGTGCGTTTGGATCCTGCCCCGCTGCGATCCGAAGACCCAGCATCATCAGGTTGTAGCTTTTGTCCGTGCGAATGTCCTTGGCCTTGTCTTCACCGACCATAGCCACTAGCTCTTCATACCGAAGCTGATTACGTTCTTTTCGAGAAAGTTTCTTCCCGTCGGGATCCTCTTTAGGAATACCCAGCAAGTCGTCGTTGGCGTCAGCTTGCTCTTGAGTGGCGGTTACACCTCTACCAGGGCTTCTGTTTTTCTTTTCGTCAGCTATGTCCGCCGCTGCATCTGCCGGTGCAGCAGAGGTGTCCGGCTTTATGACTGTTTGCGCGTCCTCGCCTATTGCTTCTTGAACAGAAGTCAAAGCAGAAGACCGCCCTGCTAATTCTTCCCCCGCACCCGGTGCTGCGTCGGGCACAGTTTGATTACTCGCCCCTGACTGTGCGTTTTTCCTGTCACGAAGCATTCGTTCTGCCGCAGAAGAAGGGCTTTCTGATGATGTGCCTCGAAGCGATAGCAGAGCCTCGTCTAGCGCAGAAAGCTCTCCAGTGTCACCCGAAGCGCCCCCCGTAGGAGTGTAGCTGGGGTCTTGGCGAGTTGAAGTTTTTGGAGTCGGCTTCGCATTTGTGCCTGCCCCCGGCGCTGCCGCTGCGCTGTCATTCAACTCCATGATTCTTTGCCTTTCGGCAAACCTAGCAGCCTCGGCCTCGCCCATAGCTTGTTGCTCCTCCGGCGAAGCACTCACAGCAACCGGCCTTGGGGTGAACGCGCCCACAATACCTCTAGCCGCAGCTTCTATGTTTTCTTGGTTAACTCCTGGCAAAGGTTCTTTAAGTGTCGCTGTCAAAGCATCTGTAACAGCCCTGTCCGCAGTGCGTAAGGCAGACTGAACGGGAGACTGAGAGGTATCTGTGCCATATAACAGGCGGTTCAAGTCTGAAACAACAGTGCCAACGGGTACTCCCGGCGCACTATCGGGAACAGGCATTCCAAAATATTCCAAAGGATACTGAATAGCTCGTCTGTTTTGAGGAGAAACACCAGACATCATTTGTGCAATACCCGCCCGCACATCTGACGGAAGTGCAGCCAGATCCTCAAGCAGCGTACGGTTTTGTGTGTTTACGCTTCTACCGCTCTGCGCCCGCATTGGTTTGTTCTGCGCCATAGCCTTCTGCGCTGCCGTCATCAACGGAGCAGAAGAGGCCAAGATCCCAGTTGCACGTTTCGCGGCCCGTGGATCACGGAACATCTTGCGGTTCAGGGGATTCATTATGTAGCCCTCGTGCCGAAGTTGAACAGGTTACCAATACCGCCAGCTTGACCAGCAGCACCAAGGCCCGCGATTCCAAGACCGAGGATCTGGGACATCGGATTAGGCGGCGGCGTCAAGGTTTGCGAGGTTGTTTGTTGCAGCGCCGGTACACCTTGGAAGATGTCTGACAAGAAACCAAGTTGCTGGAATGGTAGCTGCTGTTGAGCAAGCTGGTTCTGCTGCTCGATGTTGAGACCTGTCTGCGTCTGCTGCTGTTGCAACCCGCCGACACCCAGCAAAGTGTTGATGTCCTGAACACCGCCGGCCTGTGCCATTTGTCCGAGGCCCGCGATCCCCTGCGATAGGGCACCGCCAAGCTGCGCCTGCTGCAACTGCTGCTTGGCAGCATCTTGTGCCAGCTTCGAGGCTTGCGAGAATCCGGCGCTGCGGAGGCGCTCACCTGTACGAGCCTGCTGCTCCAGAGTGTTACGACCAATCTCACCTTGCAGAACAGCCGAACGACTGCCGCCAAAAGCACCTTGACCTACGGCCCGCGCTGCTGCTTGCTGCTCTTGCATCCGGCCTTGGCGACCGATGTCATCCTGTGCCCGCTGAACCACGTCATCGAGATACGGGTCCATGTAATCTTGATAAGCCGTTGGCGACATGCCGGCACCAGCGGCAGTTTGCATTGCGCCTTCGAGACCCGTCTGAGCCTGTTGCAAAAACGGCTGAAATGAACCCACACCAGAAAGGGCGGCGGCTATGGCTTGTTGCTGTCCTTCGGAAAGTTCTGCCTGTTGCGCTGGAGAAAACGGC